AACCACCCTCTCTCACAAGGAGACCCCAATAGGGGAAAGTGAGGGAATTATGCGCTAGACAACCCAGCGCAAGTCGTCGCAGTATCGAGAGATACTGCGCACTGTCCTAGGCTTTCCAAGGTAACCACGGATAATTTCGTAGTTATCGAGGGAGCCCTTTCCTCCGTCAGCACTCATGGGCCGGAGGCCCGTCGCGCGAAGCGACAATGAGTGTAGATGGTGAAGAAGGAGTCCATAGTCGTCATTACGCCTCTTTCGAGGCCTCATGATGACAGATCGGACGTATGTACCTTCTTCGCCAAACGCAGGTCTAGAGTTTTTATGCTCTAGATCTGAGACGATGACACCTGTATCTCCGAATTCCTCGGGGACCGGGTGTCGCCAGGCTTTTGGCACCATAGCGTAATATTTCCGCCATAGTGTCCGAAACCTGGAGTCGCAACCAATGATTCCGCGCTGTTTTGCATATAATCGTAAACGATTACATACGTAGACAGCGTAAGGGATCTTGTTACTTGGTTGCTTACGAAGGAAAAACGGTCTAACTGGAACGGAATCGAACCAGTCAGTACCGCAGGACTCGAAGAACCTTCCTGCCAAGAAGGTCTTCGAACTGTTCACCTTAAAGCCTATTAAGGCCAAGGTCCTTATTACACGATCGGCCAGGTGGCACGGGACGATTAAATCGTCACCGTACACCGATGAGTCAACCCCTAAGTTACAGCCCGCATATTTGCAGACTGCAGCGAAGATGAGAGACTCAAGCTCGAAAGTGTAACCATTCCCCATAGACGAGAACTTTTCCAAAGGTACAATAGTACCGTCGGGAAGTAGCGTGTTTGGAGAACGGGACAGGTTCAAGAGCTCAAACCATTCACGGCTAAATAGCCGACTCACAAGCAATAGCGACATGGAGTCGCTTGCCAGAGAGAGATCGATAGTCGCATAACCCGCCTTTTGGGCGCGTTCAGCGAAAGATTGATTCACTCTTTGATCATTGAGATCAATGTGATGTGAATGGAGCCGTTTGCGGATAAGAGCACCGATTCCCAGTTGTGTGAAAACATTAACTGAGGGCTCAATGCAAATACCGCGGTCGGTAAGAGCGGTCTTGGGAACAGTAGTAAACCTATTTCCTTGTACCACCTCTAAGTACGCATGTGCGTCCATTAGACGATCGCCTAGTATTGATCTGGCGAATGGTATCAAGGAATAGGTCAGAGTCGGCGTGTCTCTGAATTTATCAGAGGGGCACGATCCCGTCCCAGCCATTCCGAATGTTGCACCAGGCCCGTTACGGAAACCACAAGCGACTTGCAATAAGTCTCTGTGACGTAACGGTCCAACTATGGAAGCAACCACGGCCTTAAGGTCGTGAAGCAAAGAGTCCAAACAACCGGATTCAATACGGTCGTTTGTCTCGCGACAAATCTGTTCGCCCTCGAAGAACTTCTCGAGAGCAACACCAGCCTTATCAATATTGGTTGGTATATTAACAGATTTAGTGAGTAGTTTACTGATAAGATAATCATCAGCAAAGCTATCTCGGTCGACATAGTTGGCAGGATCGAAATCCAGAGCGAGCAGCTGCTCCCACTCCTCATATTGAATGAGGAGCAGGACGGTAAGCCCGCGAGGAGAGTCGATCAGCAAAGCCAAATCGGTAGCAACTTCGATTTCGAACGCAAGGTTCGAAGGATACTCACAAGGAGTATTCGGCATAAATACCTCCAGGATAATTTATGGTTAGCCTACCCTCCGCAATGGAGGGGAACTGTTTTGACTATCATGTGCTGTAAATGTAGCTAAGGCAACGCCTTAAAAACTACAACCATTGCTGCTAAGATAAGGAGCGCAGTATGCGATCCTTTAAAATCGAAGCTGATAAGGTCTTTTGATTTCCTTATCACAATGTCGACGCATGATGACGTCCTATCTTGGTTGTCTTTAGTAGACAGCCTCGAGCAGGTTATAAGCGCTGAAAATCGGCGTACTAGCCATGCTACGCATGACGAGGTATGCAAATTTCTCACGCTCAGCGTCAGTCAAACCAGAAGGCACCACAATATCCGCGGTGAACCGTGCAGTGTTTTCGATCACGTAGACACCGTCAACCAGTACCTCTTGAGGGTAGCTGAAAGACAGTTTCACGCGATCGGTTGCACGGTTAGGCTTACGTTCGTCGAACGTAAGTTGCAGGGTGGGCCGTCCGGCAGCAGTATTGCTGTCCTTACAAGTCCACCGTGCGACACCACCGGAGGTGGAGACAGGGTCGAAAACTCTGTTATTTGAAGCCCCGGCGTTATCCGTCAGGGTGATTGATGATATAGCAGACATGCTATACTCCTTTGGCGCAATGCCAGTAAAATGGGCGAAATGCCCGTTAAATTAAACGCACAAAACGATACCAAAATGGCTATCGCCTAGCGCGCACAGATACCAACAAGGCCACAGCGTTAGATAAGGCGCTGAGGCTCTTAGTGGGTTCCAAGCGAACACGATCAGGTACTTCTAAAGCACCTAGAACGTCTCGCTTGTGAGACCTATACTTACAAGCAGCATTACGTACAAGTACGTAAGGAGCGGGTAAGTTAGGTTTCCGGTTCGTTAGCTCAGTCTTGACGCTACGAACCGTGCTCACATGTTGGCACGAGCGATCTACGAATGAAGCTGCTATAGTGTCCCCGACATTAACAAACCAGTCGAGGACAAAGCTAAAGGGAATATTTTCCCAAGCCCATTCAAGAGGATTCCCTATGTCGTAATTTCCGGCATGAGGATTCATACGTACTAGCGAGGTCCTGGTATGCACAACTGTGCCTTGCCAGGGTTTTGAGTTGGAGTCCGTATAGGACACCTTCTCAGTATGCCTCGTTCTGATAGTGTGAAGGAAAGCGCGGTTTACCCGCTCTGTCCCTTCCCACACAGTGTACGCATCGCTGACTACGGGTTTTATCCCGTAGGCCACCGCTAGGTGGGTGTCCGAAATATCGGAAAGTTTCAATTCCTTGCGGGAACGAAACTTACCTTTCCGGGCATCCTTAACCCTATTGGCTATCTTGCGTGCTTTTTCGGCTATAGTAACAAAACCGTCTGCAGACTTATGAAGTTCCGCGACTAACGATGAAACATCGTTAACGCGAGACCTAATACGAAGCAGATGTTTTGTCGAACCCGTGTTTACACTGGGAATGTTTTTTTGGAACGGGATAAATATATGGGGTATAACTCTCCCTATATACGTCTCCCACTCCGCTTTCATTCTTCAGGTATGCTTCCGGTTTCTTATACACTCCGTGGGTACATTTGTAATCCCATACGAGTGGTTGAGAAGTCGGGTTAGCAGCTAAATCCGCCGGTTTTACCCGGGAAGGATTTACACGGATAAGTTTATCATATGACCGTACTAGTGTGGTACCATAATTATAACGATAATAATTTGGTATACCACCTCCAGGTTTAATTAAATCCCTGGAGAATAGAAAAGAGTCACTGATATATTTTATAGCCATGGAGTTATACCTCCCTCAATCAAAGGATTAGAGGGAAGCGCGTGAGCGCAACCCCATTAATGTTACTTCGAAGAAGTAACTTTGGGGCAGTGAACCAGCCGGTTGCACCTAATCGCAAGTGACAGCTCAGGAAAGAATCCTGGAGTCTGTTTGAGCGACTAGTATGCAGGAGAGACCCTCATTAGGG